CAGAGGAAACTCCTAAAGCTGAGGCTGAACCAGCAAAAAAATAATTCGACGGCTTAGAAAGGAGCGCCGAGCCAGCCGTCGTTTTTTGCGGCGGCTTGAGAGGAAGCGTAAACGGCAGTTAGCTCGTAAAATGAACTAACTGTAATGATTCACCATGGCGCTTTACCCTTTTACGACAGCCGCTTTAGACAGCCTGACATCAGCTAGCGTTACGGCGTCAGTTAAGGTCAACGCCAGTGAAATTACCTTTCAGGTTACAACGACCGGCGTTTCAACAGATGTTGTTGTCAGATTTGAGGCGTCACTTGACGATACTAACTATTTTAATTTAGATGATGAAGGTACAGATACAACAATTACTACAAATTCAACAACCGGATATTCTTTAACTGGAACGCCTGTTGAGTATGTACGGCTGCGTTTAGTAAGCATTAACGGTGGAACGCCTACTGTTGCAACAGTCGTTGGAGCACTTTAATAAATGCCAGTTTCTTTAAGGGATAGCCTTAATCTAGGTTTAAATGCTGGATTGCGCCAAAGCATTTCAAGCAATGCTGCGTCTACTACTTTAGTGGACAAGTTTTTAATAACCCAAGGCGAGGATCAAATCATCACTCAATCAGGTGACAATATTATTGGATCGGTAAGGGAATGACGGAATCAGAGCTAAAAAATTGGGCCAAAATCAAGGCAGCACTTGAAAAGGCTGGCAAGACCGACTGCATGTTTTATCGAAGAGCGTGCGCGATTGTTGCAGGTAAACCAGACCCGCTAACATGATCTTGAAGCGGTTGCAGAGCCTTGATCGAAATCGTCGCAGCAATCCTAGGCGCGGCCATTGGCATGGCTGGCATGGGCCTAAGTGGTTTCAATAGACGCACCAGCGAGTCAAGAGAGGCAGTCATTAGACTAAGCGCTGGGGTGGAATCGATTGCAACAAAGCTTGAAGATTTACATCAAGATATGAAGGTTGAGAAAGTTCAAGCCTCAGCGGATCGCAGGGAGATTTACGAACGCCTTAATGACCATGGCAACCGGATTACAGCATTAGAAAGCTCCACCCCTAGAATCTAAACAGTTGGGTTAAAGGTCTCGTGAACGTAGAAGAAATTTTTTCGCACCCAGCCTTCTGGATCGTAATAGCATCAGCAAGTGAGCTGATCGCTCTGTCGCCAAAGCTCAAATCCAATTCTGTTGTTCAGTTGCTATTTTCAGTCTTGCGATCATTAAAGCCAAAAAAAGGCTGACCCTGCACCTTCGCGCACTACGGCATGAGTCCAAACACTCCGGTTCACCTAAATGACCTATTCCGTTACTACCGGAAACTGCCGCATCAAAGTGCTGCGCTAGTAGAGCTTGAAGCCGCAATTTTAAGTATGCAGCCAGACATCCTTAACCGTGACCAGCCCTGGTACGGGACATGGATTTCAGCTGTAAACGACAAAAATTACGGCGCGGCAGTGGAGCTTATCAAAGAATTTGAAGGCTGTCATTTAACTGCATACTTATGTCCTGCTGGCGTACCAACGATTGGCTACGGAAATACCCGGTATCCCGAAGGCCAAAGCGTAAGGCTTGGCGAAAGAATTAGCCAGCAAAGGGCAGAAGAAATGTTGAGCTTAGAAATAGAGCGAACCGCAGAAATTCTTGAAAACGATATACCGTTTTGGAAAGACATGAGTTCCAACCAAAAATCAGCGGTCATAAGTTTTGCATTTAACCTTGGAGCGTACTTCTACGGCCTGCCAGGGTTTAGCACAATTAGCAGGATATTAAAGAACCACGAATGGAGCAAAGTACCCGATGCTTTATTACTTTACAGAAACCCTGGATCGCATTTTGAGGAAGGACTACGCCGTCGTCGTATAGAAGAAGGCCGAATCTGGTCAACACCGTAATTTTCTCGGCGTTACCATATAGATAGCTGCAAGTCAAATAGGTTGTTGCGGTCTATTGAGCAGTGGTAGTGGACCACCAGATTGACGGGTCCGAGCTGGTATCCCGTAAAAAAGCCAAGGTGCGCTTTCGGGACCATATTTTGCAGCAATGGAACTACTGCTGCGCCTACTGCGCTGAACCGCTAGGCAAGAACGCAACGTTGGATCATGTAGTCCCAAAGTGGAAAGGCGGAATAACAGAACAACGCAATTTAGTGGGCTGTTGCTTTTCCTGCAATAGCCACAAATCAGGCCATGACTGGCAGGAATGGTACAGAGAACGTGACTACTGGAACGAAGCCCGCGAAGCCCGCATTTCTGAATGGACGGAGCAGTAAACCATTGTTCAGGTAACACCCGAATCTTGACCCCACTCTGGTTCGTTAGACGAGTTGCGATATATGCGTTCTAACTGGTTTGTCACAGGATTACTATCGCCGATGGGCATTCCATCAAGAGGATCGTTAGCGATAAAAAGCAGCGACCCATCCATTTCTTTAACGGCAAGCATCCCAATGCGTGGACTACGCACCAAGACATAAAGAGCCGCCCGCTCAAGCCAGTTTAAAAAAATAACTTTCATAGGTTCAGTGTAGGAAAAACAGCCTGGTACACCGTTGGAAAGCACTCCTTAAACACAGCTGCACATTGGAACGCAATTTGCCGGTGTTCCAGTTGTGTATCGTCATGAGCCCGCAACTTGATGTAATGCACCCAAGACCTTAGTGTCCCTTGCATGTAAAGGGTGGTAGGAGTACAGAGCGGCAAGATGCGTCTAGCCGTCTCCTTGGCAACGCCCCGTTCCAGTAGGGAGTCATAAAACAGAAAGGCATCAGCAATAACGCGACCAGCACCTGCTTGGTATTCTTCCTGATGCTTTGGATGCAGGTCATTAACGCTGTTCTGTCGATTTGTAGTGTCTTGCCGCCGGAAATACGGTACTTCAGCTGGTGCGGTCTTGCTGTAGCGGGTGGAATATTCTTGGAACGAAAAGGACCGATGCCGCAAAATCTGTGCAGCAATGTCACGTTCGGTATCGATTTGAACGCACATATTGACCATCTCAAAGGGTGACCAATGCTTGTGTTTAACAAGGTATCTAAGAAGCCCTGGTCCAGTTTCCCAGTTGTCTTCATTGGACGGATTACTAACACGTGCCATACGCACGATCAGCTTTTCAGCGTTTGGAGTTACCCAAACTAATTCAACATTGCTCATGAATAAAGCGCAGAGATCAAACGTTTCACCACACTTTTTTTAGCGTGGTAGTGAATTTGACAGTAGATGTGGTTTTCATCCACTGGAATTTCTACTGAATATGAAAGCGTGGAGCACACCGTACATTTCCAAACCCGTGTCTTCGCCACTTCGTGCGAGTTACGAGTGCTGATGGTTTTTACGACCCCTCTACCTGAGGCACCGCAGTTAGAGCAATTCACTATAAAGGCCCGCAAGTACCAAGCTTTGCCAGCACATGAAGTTTTTTTAAGGCTCTATGGTATCTTTGCCTTACACGTTCTCTGGACATGTTTAAATCTTTTGAGATTTTTATGTAGGTTTGAGCTTCACCACCATCAAAAGCAAAAACACGTTCAACGATGGTGCGATCCACAGAATCCAAAGACATCAGCAGCCTGTTTACTGTATCACTACAGAAAAGGTTGTCAAGCTTTTCCATGGGATGCTCACCATTAGTAATAATCTCAACCAGAGCATGCTCTTGAGAATCCATCCCGGTTCTAGTTTTATCCAAGCTAAGGCAATCCTCACTACGTTCCAGGTACTCTCGCAACCGTTTAGGGGTTGTAGCACAATACTCTGCGCTTTCTTCTAGCGTGGGGCGTCTGCCATGCGCTAGCTCGAATTGAGGTGCCCACTGCCGCAATTTGAGCAGTATTTCCCCCGCATGGGACGGAATGCGAATCATCCGGTCGTGGTAACTCAAATAACGGCTGATGGACTGCCTGATCCACCAATAAACGTAAGTAGATAAGGCATACCCACGTTCCGGGTCAAATTTTTTAATGCCATGAGCAAGTCCAATGTTTCCTTCTTGCACAATGTCAAACATTTCTGTGCGCCTAGAACGTAATGTGTAACGTTTTGCAATAGATACGACAAGCCTTAGGTTGCAGTTGATGAGCTTTTGATAGGCCCGCTTGCCCATCTTAATTTCTCTTACGGAAGGGTGTTCAGATGTAACCCAAACTTGTACCTGCCGTGCCAGCAGTATTTCTTGCTCTTTATTTAAGAGCGGATACCGGACAATGTCTTTCAGGTATTGACTAAAACCTTCCATCAGTAAGAAACCTCCACAATACTTGGTATGCAGTCCATGCTGTCTTTAAGGCTACGTGCCACTTGGCTGGCTTTTTCAATAGTGACATAGGAGCAAGCATCAGTACGCATAAGTGTGTAAACGACGCCACTTTTTGAGTTATCATAAGCAGCTGCTAAATACCGCATTCCATTAGGAGTAGAGCAGGCTAGTGCGTAACGTGTCATGAGTTCTCCTGTGTAGGGCGCATTGCTTTAATGGCTTTGGCTATTTGTTTAGCCATGTCTTTGAGTTTTTTGTCGCTGATCTTGTGATTACTTTTTGTCAATAGTCGGCAAGTAGTAGACCCAGGAAGAGTAGCACAGTACAAAGCCTTTTACTCGGAATCTTCAGGAGCTTTACGTGACTTAATACGGCCTTCCACACGTTTACGAACAGAAGCCCGCCAAGCAGCTTCATCCTTAGCAACTGCCTCGTTGTAAATTGCGGCAGGGTATTCCCGTTCCAATGCCCTGTAAACTGCGTTGCGAATCCAAGCGGTGGGACGTGTGCTAGTCTGTTCAGCTAGGTCAAGCAGCAATTTTGCCCTGTGCGGATCAAGAAGAATCTGCATATACGTTTTATTTCCGTGCCGAATTGCCATCAAGTAGTAGCCCAGTAGATTTTAGTCTAGCATTGTGCTACCAAAGAATGGAGCCATCAACATGTTTGCGCCAGCCAGTCTGCTGATCCTTACGAGCTTTTGTGCGCTGTTTACGACAGCCCCGCCTTACTTCCCTAGCACCTTCAAGAAAATTAGCTGCGCGGAGCAGATCTGCAGTGGTGGCACGCGCTATCTCGTACTGCAGGAACTTCATGATTATCTGCCGCCCTGTCTGCGGTTGCATAGGCAGCATCCATCACTTCCGAAAGACTACAGTAAGAACCCGTTTCCTGAGGGGTACGGAAGGACCACCCGTTGACCGTGCGATAGATGCTGACCATGCTGCGCTACTTATTAATGAATCTCGGACCAACGCTTCCCTATAGAAGGTTCAGCTAGAGGCGGAATGTCTCCCAACCACCTAGCTTCGGCGCTTTCCATTACTTGTTTTAGCTGGTCCGCCCACTGCTGTGCCTTATCTTCACGAACTAATAAGAGAATTTCATCGTGGATACAAGCTGCAATTTTTACTTCCTGTTCACCCGCGTCCATAACCTTTGGCCAAAGGTTGCCTAAGGCGCATTTAAGGATGGCCGCACCAGCTCCTTGGATTGGAGTGTTGCACCTGACCGTAAGGCGGTTCATGTCACCTGGCAGAAAGCGCCGCATATCAGAGCCGGGAATACGAATTTCGGCCCACCGATTACTTGCTGTTTTTGATGCGTCTGCGGCATTCTGATTTTGCCACTGTTTCACACCCGCATAAGTGCTCAACCATTGGTTACGAATTGTTGCAGCTGCCTCCACAGTCATGGTGACACCAGAGCTAGCAGCGTAATTCCGCAAACCTTTAGCACCCGACCCATACAGCAAGCCAAAATTGGCACTTTTTGCGATCTGGCGAGAACAACCAATTGCCTCAGCGGTAACCGTATGTAGATCTTCACCAGCCTGGAACGCCTTGGTCATCTTTTCATCTTGCGCCACTGCTGCAGCGAGTCGAAGTTCCATCTGACCAAAATCAGCATCCACAAGCAGCCAACCATCAGGAGCCTCAACACATTGCCGAAACTCTGTATCACGGGGAATTTGCTGGTTATTGGGTTTGATGCACGACATACGGCCTGTTTCCGATCCAAGCTGGAGGTAGCTGGCACGTACAAAGCCATCCGGGTCCATCTTTTCAAGGATCCCTTCAGCCATTTGACGACGCTTTTCACTTTTTTTCCATGCCAAATAAGTCTGTATGACATGGTGGTCCGCAGCGTAATCCTGAAGGGCTGCCCTACTAGCACTAGGCTTACCCGTTTTATTGTCCTTTGGCACTGTCCCCAGAAGTGCTGTGAATTTTTCTAACAATTGCTTAGGGCTGCTTAAGTTGAAGCCTGCTTCTAGCTTGGTCCCACGACGAGCATCACCCGTAGCTTTTGACCTGAGGTTAAACGTTTGCGGCGCGGTTTCAATTTGTTCAATTTCCGCATACCACTTTTCGTAGTCTGAGTCTTCGTGCCCCATTTGCGTGACAAGGTCTCGAAGTTTTGAAAGTCTTTGAGTATTTGCTGCTTCTCTTGGGAGTTTGTGTTTCGCCGGAAGCGCATTATCAAGTTCCCGTAAAAAGTCTCTACCGAGCGCATGAATGTCGTGTTGGTAATCATTACAAAGCTGCTCAAGACCGGAACGGTTCCAAGGAAGCCCGGTACGCCACATCTGGGCCATAGCGGGAAGTGCTCTGCACTCTAATGTATAAGCTTCGGAAAGCCTTGCATTCTGTAGCGCCGCTGTAAGTGGGTAATCAAGCTGCAGCAGCACCTCAACATCTTTAGCGGCATAGACCAACTGTTCTCCACTTAAGACTGGAACGCTCCAATCAGACCGTTGCTGTTCCTTGTCCAGTTCAATTTTGAGGACACGCTTGGCGACATGGGCTAGTCCGTGCCTGAGGTTGGGCGTTCCATTGTGGTGGAGCTTACTGGCAAGCATGGTGCAGCCAATTCGGCCACGCACATAGATGCCATGCTCTTGAAGCCAGCCAAGGTCAAACACCGCGTTGTGAGCTAACCAGTAACGCTCACCATTGGTGAAGAACAGGCGAAGCTTTTGCCAGCCATCCGTATCTAGTTCAAAACAGTCAATGATGACAATGGTTTTGCTAACTTCGCAGCCCAGCTGGATTAAGCGCAGTTTGCCTATTTCAGGCTGTAGCTGGAGCGTTTCAGTATCGAAGGCGATAGAAATTGATGTCGAGATCCTGTGCAGGTGCTCGACACCAAAAAACAAGTTGTAGTCAGACATGGGTGGTCTTCAAAGAAGTGTGTATTCAGGAAGTGGGCCTGTCCATTCGGACTCGTGCTGGCCTTCGGGACTATACCAGCCGGTGTCATCAATACGCCAGCCAGCTGTAAAACGCTTTAACGCCTTGTAATTTTCCCAGACAGGTTCTTCAGGAAAAGGATTTCCGTAGTCGTGTTCCCAGTCGTGTTCACTGATGCCAGTGGGTGTGTACCAGCCGCCTTCATCAGCTTCCCAGCCTTCTGCGGTACGCATTTTCCAACGCTTGTCTTGATCAGCCATAGCAGCATCAAACTGAGCAGCGTTCACAGCATAGTTATCAAACCAAGCCGCAACCCGAAGGTTGTAATCGGCGGCCTCACTTTGTAAGTAGCTTGGAACGTTCTTGAGTTTTACGCTTGCAAAGCTGCTTGTATCGAATGGGTGTGTAGACATGATTAAAGAGGGAAAGTTTCGTAAGAAGCTTTGAGAAGACTTTTTACGGTGGTTTCTAAGTCTGTGATGCGATCAGCGGACTGCATGTCGCAAACAATTGGAACCTCAGCTGTGAACCACTTGTGGCCACAGCCTGGGCACTTGCGGCATCTTACAATGCTTGTTTCAAACCGAGGCTTGGTTTGAGTGACCCACTGATCGCCGCGCTGTGGTTTGCGGTTGCAGTGGGGGCAGTTCATGCAAGAGAGTCGTCATAAGGACTGGTTTCAAATTCCAAAATCAAGCGGCATAAGTACCACCTGGCTTTGCGAAGGTCTTCACTAGGATCAGAGCTATTTTTTTGGCGATACCTCCAGATGTATTTGATGCAATTGCCGCGCAGATAACCAAAAAACTCTTCGGTTGTCATTGCGGCCTTGATCGCTTCAATACACTCCACACCGTTAGTGCTTTGGTAGTGCGCTGGAAAATTAACAGAATCAGTCATCAAATTCAATCGGGGGAATAACGCACCAATCAGTAATCCAGGGCAACATGCGTAGCACCTGTTCTCGTGTTGGTGCATTTGTATGGTCTAGGGGCTCGTCCCAGACAATGACTGCTTGACAGTGTGCGGAGTCAAACTCAGGTGGATCTAAGTGAGTTGCAGGTAAGACCTGAACAGCATCATCAACAGTGGCCTGGACATGCAGAAGATCTGATCCTCTGGTGTAGCTGTAGCTGATTAATTGAGCGTGGGCCATGGTGGGGCTCCGAACGACTTGCTTACATTAGCACACTATGTCAGATGCGCCGTAATGCTGGGAAAGAACTCATGCGCATAGGTGCTCAGGACGCTGGCATCAATACCAGAATTAAGCGCAATCTCTATGTCGCGTTCCAAGCGGCAAAAGTCATCAGGGGTGTCGTGATACAAATCTTCACAAAGACCGAACGGCAGCAGGTCCGTTCCATACGCTGTGTAACGAACAATTGCTAAATAAGGCGTCGGTTTTTTTAGCTCGTAATACGTGATGGTGGCCCATTCTCGCATTGGACCGCAGCACCTGACATCAGTCTGGCTCAGAAGCCAATCAGTAAGCATAATGTAGTAGCAGACGCCAATCAGTAAGCATAATGTAGTAGTGAGCATTTGTACAATGGACCCGAATCGCGAATTTGTTTACGAGCGGTATGCCCGTCAAATTTCCAGCTGTGAAGATACGAAAAAACTGCAAGAGCTGGCCTGCAAGTTTTTCCGCCTCTACCTAACACAGCAAGAAACGGTGGAAGGTCTGATCAAAAAGGGCTGGCTACCCGATTTACCCGATGACTCTGACGCCCGCTAAACGTTCGCGGTTAGCAGCATAACGTGCGTTTTTACTAGCTACAACCTGCTCTGCAGTTTGTTTAAAACAGGCCCGTCTTGTTTCAAACGGAATAGCTGCAAGAAGCTTTTGCACCTTAAAAACAAAAAACTCTTCGTCTTCACTGACCTGTTCGGTAGATTTGTGGGCCGCCTGAACTCCATTGCTTAGAGAGCTAACCATCCAGTAGGAAAAAACAGGTGATTCTAAAAGATCCCTTAATAGGACGTTTTCAGAAGCTGCAAGGACGTTTTCGGGCAGATCAAAAGTAGGCATGAGTGTAGGTAGGTTTACTAGAGTAGTGGACCATCAGAATCCTACACGAAGTCCTCGTCAAAGTCACCTACCAAGAATTTATTTATTAATTTCTTCAAAAAGTACGTCCTCTTTACATCTATAGCATTCAACTTTGCATCCATACGCTCCACCAAATCCGCAGGCATGTTACTCACGGTAAAGGTTTGTTTTTGCGCTGGTCCGGTCGTAAGTAACTGCAATTTTTTATTTTCGGATTTAAAAGTATGAAGAGAACTAATGAGCGTACCAAACGCTTTGTTGTCGTACTTTGTAGACGGTTGCTGTGCAAGTACCTTGATCGTAGTGCCAGGCTCAATACTGGCAATAGTTTCCTGTTGCTGCTGCAGGGGCATATCGCTATGGCAGTAACACCGCATACTTGTAGCAGGGTTATTTAAGCGATCATAGATTTGAGCTGAAGGACTGGTAATTGTACCTTCAATATACGGGCGCTTATTACTATCAGCAGCGGCAAAAGTTACACAAACTTCAACAGGCAGGCTATCAGCGTACCTGCCCACCTTAAAGTTAAGCTCAGTTTCTTGCGACAGCATGTGAAGGCTGGTAAGGCCCTCACATACTACACAGACAAGCCTGTGTCAGTCGGACCACTTATTCCAGGCTGTGTTCATCAGAGCGTCTGATTCTTCCTCGGTACGGTCCATCTGCCTTGCGCGGGGATATTGCCCTGAGCGTCCAGTCTGGGCAGAACCCGCACCACCACTGGGTTCTGAGGCTGGACAGCCCCCTATATCAGCTGCAATGTGTCCTGCCTCGGCATCCACACCTAGTTCCAGGCTGGACACTTCTTCTACTTCTGGGGTGCTGTCCACCCTGACATCCTTTCCAGTGGAAGGGTTCTCTTTAGATGGACACCTATACGGAGGCACCCCATACGCGAGGACAGCCTGGTACGTCTTTTTTCCATACCTACCAGTTCCAGGAATCTCAGAAATAAGCCCACGCTTTACCAACCGTTGGAGCGACTTCTGGATAGCCGCCGTTTTTCCACCCACTACTGGATCGGAATCGAGGTCTGTATTGGAAAAGGCACGGGGGTGTCCAATACGAAGCCTCTGGAGCACCTTGTCAGTGACGCTGGAGGGCGATGTGTTGTTTTTATCGACCTCTGGGGTGAAATCAGCCACGGAGAAGCTCAGGTCGTCCTCCTGGCGCATGATGAGCGCCGTACCAGCTCTACCGGACCGGGACTTCTCAATCGTGATGATCCGGCTGTGCGCTGGAGCGGAATCCTGTTGCAGTTCCTCCTTGCTGGGCTTACGAAGTGACCATGTTTCATCGACAGCATCCCGAATGGCAGAGGTGCCACGGAATCCACCCTGCTTGTTGGCGTGGTGAATGATCAGGATGGTTGTTGCTGGAAACAGCACCCCGTTATTCCTGGTCAGCCAATACAACGGCGTCGCAAAATCAGACTTGTTTTCATCAAATGCTCTACCACCAGAGCAACCAATTAGCGAGTCAATAACAACAAGCTTGGGCTGGACCGTGTCCATCAGCTTGATGAACTGGGCATAACGCTGGAGCGACCAGTCCGTGAGCAGCATGGTGTGGGAGTCCATGGGGTAATCAACTTCTTCCAGCTGCTCTTTGAGCTGGATGAGTGGCTGGTCACCATTCAGAATCAGCACAGGGCCACGCCGGACTGGAACGTGCTTCCCACGGACCACAAAGGGTGCTCCAGTAGCGATGTGCTTTGCCAGGGTCCAGGCAGACATGGACTTGCCATCACCACCAGCGCCATAGATCAGGACAACCGAAGGATGTGGAAGCACATCAGGGATCAGGTAGTCACGCTGGCCCTCTAAAGCTTGGAGTGCAGTCATATCCATAAGCCCCTTAGCGCCTTCAAATTGGATCTGATCAACAATCAGCTTTTCAAGTGCAAACTGGTCCCGATAACCAGCATCAAGAGCCAAGCTATTCAGCTTGAAGTTCGCTTCAGCGGGGTTATCCAGCTCCAGATAGGAACGAGCCTTTTGAATTACTTCCTCAAAGGACAGCGAAACACGCTGATATAAAACCGGCTTGGCTTCAACTTCATCAACAATTGCACCGCAGCCATCACGAGTGAAACGTGCCCGTTCTGGGTCGTAATGATCGGCCAGCCGGATAAGGCTTCCAAAGCCCAGACCACCGTTAACCTTGAAGCCATTTTCCCAGCGGCTTTGGCAGGGGTCTTTGCCATCAGCCCAGTCATCTTCGTATTCAGAATCCTGGAGCGACCATTCACGCCACAGGTTGAGACCTTCGTCACCAGGCAGGTCGGACTGGAGCATGGCTCCGATCTGCCACCAAAGCTGTTCAGAGCCCCGGCCTTGTGGCTGGATAACCGACAGACAGGACTGAGCAATGGCGATCCGTTCTTCGGTGGAACGCATTGACCAGCGGCCATCACGGGCTGATTTAGTGACCTTTTTGTCGTTCTTGGCCTTGAACGACTGCTTCATGTGCTCTACAAGCCACCCAGGAGCCTCTGGAATGGCGTTTAGGTCACCTTCAAGCGTGTATGTACCACCAGCGGGGTAGGCACCGTTTAGAAGCCCTTGACGGCCCCACAGAACTTCCCAGCCTTCACCGCTAGCAGCGAGGCTTATGTCTGAAACTTCCGTCCAAAGTTCCTGCGGAACGGTGAACAGAAACTTTGCAGCCGCTTTCTTAGGCGACGTAATGCGTGGAGCGTTAGTTAAATCCTTGCCCCACTTGGCCTCAACAGCGCCGAGATTGGCGTCCACATCAAGGATGACCAGCCCTCCAGAGCGTGGTCCGGTGAAGACACCAACAGCCTGGAACTTTTCGGGCTCACGTTCAATGACCATCGCCGTGGCTTCGGGCGACAGCTTGTCGTGGTGCGCCCTACCAAGCGGATTCTTGCCGCAGGCTTCACCGCCTTTTGCCATTGGAACGCCTTTTTTGTAGATCGGCGCTGTTGCCCACTGGTTCGGCAAAGACCGAACAAACGACAGCAGATTCATTTGCTAAACTCCTACAGGGTTGCATGGACATGCGCCCTAGAGTCTGACCAACTCTGGGGCGCTTTTCATTGTAGCGGACCTGTCCACCCTCGTCAGTGTGCTACTATTGCCAAGCACCGGGCAGTTGTAGCCCACAGCTAAAGCCACAAAATGAGTTTCCTGAAGAACAAAGAGGCCGTTGCAGGCGGCGCAGGCGGTTATTTGAATCCCAGCAAGATCGCTGCAGGCAGCCAGGTTCGTTTTGCGCTACTCGCCGAAGAGCCACTGGAATTTTATGAGTGCTGGGGCGAAGCTTCAGACATGACTGTGAGACCATTCCGTTTTCTTGACGATCCATCACCTGCTGATGTTGAGCAGGAAATGGGACCAGGCTATTCACGCCGGATGAACCGGGAAGGCACTGGACCGGAAGCAGTGAAGTTCGCAATTGCTGTGCCCTGCTACAACCACGAATCAAGAACTATTCAGGTTCTGAGCATCACCCAGAAGTCAATTATTAAGGAGTTTGACAGCCTTTCCCAAATGGAAGACTACGAAAACCTGATGGAATGGGACTTTGTTCTTGTCAAAGAGGGCTCAGGACTAAACACGGAATACACGCTACGGCCTGTACCCCGTAAGACCAGCCAAGCAGTGATGGATAAGGCATGGGACGCAGCATTAAAGGCTGGTTTTGACATCACCAGGCTGATTGCTGGTGGTAATCCATTCAAGGAAGCTGCCTAGCACCTAACAAGTCCCGTGTTCTTATGGCACGGGGCTTTTTAGTAGCTATAGTAGATATGGGAAAGAGTATTTTATGACCACTAGGGAACAAGTACAAGAACAACGAGAACAGCAGAATAGGCTGGAACGTATGTACATGGACGATGGCCGAGACGACCCCAAGCACCCATACCACAGATTGTTCACCGGACTCAAGCAAGGTGCCGGAAACACAAATTGACACCGAACCCGACTCGATGGTACGTATCACGGTCGGCGATAAGGTCGGCTGGGTTAGTTCATACCACTTAATAGTCCCGAAGGAAAATCAGCTTATAAACGCATGGCTAGCGAAACACAGGAAAGACTGAATAACCTAGGTAGAAATACCCTGGTACGTGATGATTCTGGTCCTTTCCGCGTGTATCGGGATGACGCTGGCAGCGTTTTTCACAGCGTTACGCATATCCTCAAAGAAACTGCACCCGAATGGCAACAACAAGCCCTGGAACGGTGGCTATCTAGACCGACTGCTAGTGAGGACCGAGACATGGCTGCACGGCGTGGAACGCTTGCCCATGATCACGCGGAACGTCTACTACGAGTCACCAGAAAACTTGCCATTCAAACCGCCACAAAAAGAAAAAGCCTAAAAGACAACAAGGAGGGCCTGGAACGTTGTCCACCAGCCATCACCAGCTGGGCACTCGACAAAGCCATTCAAAGCGCCCCTAGGGTTGCCTGGAGCGCATCAGGCTATGCACGCGGCCTACGAGGGTGGATCGAATCCAACCTGGCGGCCATTCATGCGATTGAGTTCAGCGTCCGGCATCCGCTTGGTTTTGCTGGAACGGCAGACGCCCTGCTGGAGGTAAAGGACCGTAAAGGACTTTATGTAGTGGACTGGAAGACCAGCGTCCGCGAAAGAAACGAGGACATGTTACAAAACTACATAGACCAATGCGGCGCATACTCGCTGGGGCTACGTGAAAATACCGGCATTCAAGCAGCTGGAGCGTTAATCGTGGTGGCACGCCGTACCGGAGCACCACAAGTCCGCGAGCTTTCCGCACTGGAACTGATCGGCGCTGAAACGCGATTCAAAGATCGCGTGGAACGCTACTTCGCTTCGCTCGTAGCAGAACAGCCCGAATGCCATTCATAGCGCCGCAAGTCCTAATTTTGCATTCACTAGGAATAGCAAGACGCTAAAAATTCGCCTTTACCGAGGTCATCGCATTCAAGCGGCCATGGCCGGATTTGCCATTCAAGCAGCTGGAACGTGCTTCCACATGCCGCCAGCGCACAGCGCGTCGCATGATGCACCGATGTGGACATTACGAAATATTGCAGGATGGAACGTCCATCGCCCATGGTGAGCAGCACTAGACGTGGGCACGCAAAAAAATGACCGGCTGACATGCAAAAATGACCGGCTGGCTTTTGCATACAAGGGTAGCTATGGACACGCACGCCAGCAACTGGAACGTGGTTTCGGCTGGAACGTGGTTTCGGCTGGAACGTGGTTTCGGCTGGAACGTGGTTTCGGACCTAGCGGCCCTCGACAAATCGCTGTGGTCTTGCTTATTGCAAATGCTTCTCAACAGCAACAGGTAGCCAAAACGATAATGAGAACCATTATCAAGACCTAGCAAAAGTGATAATGGTTATCATTCTCATTTAATAGCACAAAAGTGATAATGATAATCATTCTCATTTAATAGCACAAAAGTGATAATGATAATCATTCTCATTTAATAGCACAAAAGTGATAATGATAATCATTCTCAGTAAAAAATGAAAATGATAACCATTATCAAAAAACCGTCAAAAAACGGGGCCTTTATTTTTGTTTTTGCCCAATGATAGAAACTAGGCCCCACGAATTAGCAAAATAAAGCCAGCGCCTAACCTAGGCGCTGGCCCATTTAACACAAGCTATTTGATAACGTCGCTATCTATTGGAATGTTTTTACGTATTTCAAGCAGTTGTAACGCTTTCTTGTAGTCTGCTGTTAGGGGAGCTGTTCCCACTGCATGTAGAAAGCGTTTGTCGATTTCAGCTAGTAAATCCTTACGTGAAATTGTTTCGTTTGGCGTTGTCATTGTCTTGCGGTTGGTGGTGTTAATTAAAATGGTTTCAAGCGTGAGGCGATTGCAGCGGTGAAACTTTCTCTTGCCTCAAGCCGCGCCATGAACGGGCCTTATCCATGGATTGAACCAACTTCGCCATGGCTGGCACGTCGCCACTTGCGGCCGCGATGTTGAAGTGGTGCTGCAACGTACCGAGAATCGAAAGCGGTTCCAAGTCTTGTTCGGATTCTGCTGGTCCGTCGTCACTGGAATCTATTGTTTGCTGGGCTTGACGTATAGCGTCATAACTTACGGATCGGCTGATATGAAATCGGACTGATGCCATGGTAGCCGCACTGCTGTGAGTAATTCCTGATTCCAGCCATCCACGAATGACTGATTGGCGCTGCTCGATTTCAAGGTGAGTTGCCATGATGTGGCGATTAACTGCCCTAATACAATAACAGGAAAGACGAGAAAAACAAGACGATTGGTGGATGTTGGTGCGTTTCGGGTTGGGGGGGTTGCGGTTTCTTCTATTGTGTGGGACGATTAACGGGAACCACACCAAGGTCACCCGTGCCTAACCCCATCGAAGCCGTTAAAGCAGACCCCACATGTTGGGACTGCCCCGAACTAGACACTGATCTACATATCCTGAATAGCCTGGGCGAGCCCTTAGCGTTGCCTGCCTACATTGACGCCAGCAATTGGGTCAGCGAGGAAGAGCCCGCGCTGTTGAGCTGGTTCGCACGCCAGACGTGCCAGCAGTATCGCGCCGAGTTACGAGACAATACGTACAACTCAGAAAACAATTTTACGGCAAACTTCGTCTTTACCGTTTATGTGCCTGAAGACTGTTCCGATTGGTGCTGGCAGAATGACATTTTTGTAACCGTTGAAAAACACTTAGGCGGTGATGTCCGCGGCAACTATGGCAACTTCAGCGTATTTCGTGTTGACTCGATTGCGGATTCTGGTTTCCTAGATTGGGTCTGCGGATGGCACGCATCGCCGATGTCAATCGATGCCGATGCTGATCATCCTGACCTTGTTAGCTGGAATGATCGATTCTCTCAAGGTTACAGTTCTTGGCCCACTGGCCAGGTTCGGGATGCCCTGGCGAGCAAGGAACCTGTTTGGTGCGATACCCGTAAGACATGGCTGGCACGGTTGCAGGATGTCCCATTTCCTGTAGTGCTGACCCCAGTTGGACCTTGCTATTGCTAATCTTTTAAATCTAAACTCAACATGTTTAAGTTATGACTTATTATCAATTCACGAACGAAACCGGCGAAACTTACGGGTCGTTTGAAGTATTCTGGACTGTCGAACAGCACAATATCATCGGAGAGGAAGTAGCTCCTTCAGGTTGGTATTGGCACGCTTGCTTTCCAGGATGTATGCCAGACGGCAATCCTAGCGGACCTTTTAAGACCGAACAGGATGCAATCACTGACGCTAACGGTTACTGAATTATGCGACTTAACAACATTCTTTCCATCCGTTTCACTGGCCAGCGTGTGAGCGCCGAACGTTCGGAAGATTCCCCTACAGGTTGGTGCGTCACTGGCTGGGAGCAAGGGCTCCCTATCTGTCGTAAACCGATAGGCGCTGCTGAAGTTGTGAGGCTGTGCGAACGGTTTGACTACCAAATCACACGGCTGTGACGACTTAATGTTTCTTTAACAATCTAGACGTTGTCAACTGCCTGTACTGTGCAACAATACAGACAAGCGGGACACACCCGCACAACTTAAAAAACAATGAACAATTCACCAATCGATCTTCTTCTTGCCTTCCTTCTTTTTAGTTTTGAGTCTGCCTGCTGGCTGATTAATCAAGCAGCTGGTTTTCATGATGCTGATTACCTGCTGAACAAGGGAAAGAAGAAAGCAATACAGGTTTATGTCACAGCTGTTGAAAAACTGGACTCAATGACTAAACGTCAACTCCAAGATTTAACGGGTATCAAGTCCAGTAGGTACTCAAAATTCGATTTGGTTTATGAAGCTTCCTTTGAAGCACGGCAAGCGTTTCTCGGACACACGCTTGTGAGAATTTAATGTTTCTTTAACAATCTAGACGTTGTCACCCGCTTGTAAACTACTACAATACAGACAAGCGGGACACACCCGCACAATCCAAGCTAAAAAATTATGACTGGTTTAAACACTCGCTTGATCGCTTCTATTACCGAGATGCTCGGTAAGCAAAATGGCTGCGATCCTGAGGTCTATACGTGGGTGTGGCAGAAGTGGAGCAATGCTTCCACAGCTGAGTTGTGCAAGCTGCAGGCAGGCTGGCAAGCGTCAAGTCCGGCGTTTTTTAATGCCCACGGAATTTACGTACTTTGAGCGCTGCGCACGTTTTCTGAGATCAGCCTCAGCTATCACAACTCTTTACATCGATCCGATTTAACATGACTTCATCAACACGATCACAATTCGTATCAGTTTTCGCTTTTGGTGTCAGCGGTGTCACAGCAGCCTGTATGGGCATTGCACTGGCCAGCCTGTTGTCAGCCAATCCCAAGGGACAAGACACAACTGGACGTGTCGTGGCACTGATAGCCTGCACGAGTTTGAGCGGCACTTGTCTGGCCCTCGCAGCCGGCGCAGCTACTGACGACTGAGAATGATTCTCAAATATCGTCACAGAATGTAACAATTGACCCGTTCGCAATAAGGGGGGCGGGTTCGCAACAAGGGCAGCGTGGCGTAGGACATAGGGAACCTGCTGGTACGTGGGAAACATCTGTTACTGTAATACTAAGGGGGTATCGCCGAAAAGTCAACTATCCTGTAGTACAGGCCCAAAAAAATACGCACCAAATACTTTCTTTTGTAATACATGGCCGTTCGTACACCACCCCCGCTATCGCTACGGCACGCACAGGGTGAAGTTTTCAACAGCGACGCACGCTTTCGCGTACTGGTCGCAGGCCGCCGCTTCGGAAAGTCCTACCTAGCCTGCATCGAACTCTTGCGTGGAGCGATTGCCAAACCAGGCGAAACCTTCTTTTACTGCGCCCCGACCTACCGAATGGCAAAAGACATCGCCTGGAAGGTGATGAAACGCATTGTCCCCGCAGCGTGGATCAAATCCAAGAACGAAACGGACCTCAAGCTGGAGCTTGTCAACGGCTCCACTATCGAACTAAAGGGCACCGAAAACGCAATGGCATTACGAGGCCGCAGCCTTTCCGGCGTGGTACTCGACGAAGCCGCATTTATGGACGCCGAAGTTTGGTTCGAGGTGATCCGCCCCGCATTAGCCGACAAACAGGGCTGGTCCCTATTCATTTCCACACCCGATGGAACGGCCAGCTGGTTCTACGAACTTTGGCAGTATTGCATCACGGGCGACACAAACTGGAAACGGTGGAGCTTTACTACAATCGAGGGCGGCAACGTCCCGGCGGAAGAAATCGAAGCTGCACGAGGCCAACTCGACCCACGAACTTTCCGCCAAGAGTTCGAGGCCAGCTTTGAAAACCTATCCGGCCTCGTTGCCGTCTCATTTGGCGACGCAAATATCACCACAGACGCGAAGGACATCCCAATCCTCCCGCTGCTACTAGGCGTGGATTTCAACGTGGACCCGATGACAGGCATCTGCGCAGTAAAAACCGACGACATCCTCTATGTTTTCGACGAAATCCACCTAACAGGCGGTGCCACCACCTGGGACTTCACGGAAGAAGTAATCCGCCGCTTCGGCCTGGAACGGCGCATAATGGCCTGCCCCGACCCCACGGGTGGTGCGCGCAAAACCCAAGGCGTAGGCGTCACAGACCACAACATTTTACGAAAATCGGGATTCCGGGTCTGCTCCCCCCGCAGCCCATGGAAAGTACGCGACAAAATCACCGCCGTAAATACCGCCCTTTTAGACGCCACCAACACCCGCCGCTGTTTCATCCACCCACGCTGCAAGGAACTAATCAAATCATTCCGCAGCCTGACCTATGCCCCTGGAACGGGCCTACCAAACAAAAATTTAGGCGTAGACCACGCATTCGACGCTTTCGGTTACCTATGCCTACAACAATTCAACCTGGCAAAATCAGGCGTAATGGGCACAACTTCATATAGGTTGTATTGAGCTACATAAACTAATGGTTAATTACGAGGGACCAAAAAAGCGAACCCGTGGCGATAAACGCGCCCAAGAATACATCGAGGCCCGACAACGCCGGATGTACCGCCACCAACTAGACGGCCACAGCGTACGCCAAATCGTATATGAACACAGCGCCCGCGAAGGAGTCAGCATCCCAACTGCTTGGCGCGACTGGGACCAAGTAAAAAGCTGGACGGAAGAGGACTGGATCCGCGACCGCGATGCCATGCTGGGCCGCATCCAAACCATGCGTCTCCGCGTCGTCCACGCCGCAATGAAAAAGGGCCACTACCAAGTCGCCGCGCAAGTTTTGGATTCCCTGGGACGTGTCCTCGGCGAAAACACCCCGGAACAAATATCAATCCAAGTACCCTCCCTAAGTATCCAAGTAGAGCCCAAAGTAGCTACCGCCCAACTACCCCAAAGCGACGTAATCGAAGCAGAAATAACACCGCAAAAAGAGTTAGATTCAGTTGAACCCGCCCCATAAATCAATGCCCGGACAATACGGCCAAGGCAAAAAGAAGAAACCCAAGGGAAAGAAGGGAACCAAGAAGTAGAATATGAACAGCTGTCGCGATTTCCATGGCAAAACGCGGTTTATACGCCAATATCCACGCCAAGCGTAAGCGCATCAAGGCTGGCGCGGACGAAAACATGCGCCAACCAGGCTCAAAGGGCGCGCCAACCGCTGGAGCGTTCAAAAAATCAGCCAAAACAGCGAAAAAGCGCAAACCAAAGGGTAAAAAGTAGTGGGCACCCGCATCATCACCGGCTTCTGCACCCACCTTGAGGTGGACTCAGAAAGCCGCACCACCGAAGCCTCCTTTGCATTTATGACACCGCAAGACCCCGAAGACTTTGCAGGTCTGATGGTACGGCTTGCCAGCGGCATCGAAGTAATGATTGAAGTCGAGGACGACGATGATTGAATACCGTGGCGAAAAATTTAGCGGCTACAACAAGCCAAAACGCACACCAGGCCATGCAAACAAAAGCCATGCGGTGCTCGCCAAAGAAGGCGAGGCAGTAAAACTGATCCGTTTCGGCCAACAGGGCGTAACAGGCAGCCCAAAAAAAGACAACGAAAGCGAATCCTCCCGCAAACGCCGCGAAGCATTTAAGAAACGCCATGCCGCTAATATTAAAAGAGGTAAAATGTCCGCCGCTTACTGGGCAAATCGCGAGAAATGGTGACTAAGTGACCTATTCAGTTCCCGGCCAGATCCGCACCCACCTTGTAAGTTCCAACACGCTCGGTGGAGCAGACAGCCCATTCACCCGCACGCAAGCGGTGCTGGACATGATGAGGGGTTGGGAAATTATGAAGGCCGTGAGCCTTGGAACGGAATACCTGCGTGAAAACAGCGAAACATTTTTACCAATCGAACCCCGCGAGGACTACACGGCGTATTTAGCGCGTGTAAACCGGGCCGTATTTTCACCATTTACCCAGCGCCTGGTGCGTGCTGCTGCAGGACTAATCCTGCGTAAACCAATCAGTTTGGTGGGTGACCCGTACTGGACGGATATTTTCGCAAAGGACGTTGATGGTTGTGGTTCAGATTTAGACGAGTACGCCCGCCGGTTGCTGCTGTGCTCACTAACCTACGGGCATTGTCATACATTAGTAGATTTCCCTGCACCAACGGGTGCCCGCAGCCTTGCGGAAGAGCGCGAACTTAACCGCCGCCCGTACTGGATTGAGATTGACCCCGATAATATCTACGGCTGGCGCTTGGACCGTGAAGTCAACTACGGCAACCTCGTACAGGTTCGCATCAAAGAAAAAGCAGTAGTCCCTGACGGCGAATTTGGCGAGAAAGTATATGATCAGATCCGTGTAATCGAACCGGGCCAATACCGCGTCTACCGCCAAGCCGAAACAAAGAAAGATTTACAAGGCGGCTACCCCTATCCAAACGCTTTCGACGCAACGGACGCCACCTCGGACTACGAGCTAGTGGAATCAGGCGACTACAGCCTGGGTCAAATCCCCCTAGTAACAACCTATGCAGGCAAAGTAGACACCCTTACAAGTAAACCACCCTTACTTGACATTGCGTATTTAAACCTGGCCCATTTCCAACGCCAGGCTGACCTAATCCACAGCCTGCACATCGCTAGCCAGCCAATCCTTGTCCTCGAAGGCTGGGACGACCAATCCAAAGACGTAGCCACCAGCGTAAACTACGCAATGGCAACTCAGCCGGGTAATAAGGTCTACTACGTAGAACCGGCTGCCAGCGCATTTGAGTCACAGTCCAACGAAATCCGCGAGCTACAGATGCAGATGGCCACTCTTGGCATCAGCACACTTAGCCAACAAAAGTTTGTTGCCGAATCTGCCGACGCACGCCGCCTGGATCGTGTTGACACAAACTCAATGCTGTCGATGGTATCTCTTGACCTGGAACAAGCCCTACAGAAAGCGTTTAATTTAGCTGCCGACTATGTAGGAATCGCACCACCCGAAGTAAAGATCAGCCGAGATTTCGACATCGACCGTTTAATCGGGCAAGACGTAACCGCGCTGACGGCATTGTTCGACCAAGGTGTGCTGGGACGCGACGAGTTCCGCCAAATCCTGGTCCAAGGTGAAATCCTTCCTACCGCTAGTGAGGAACAAAAGGCTGGTACTGAAGCTGAGGACAGTGAGCCCGACCCAACTGAGGAATAAACGCCGAGGCATAGTCTCTTGTAAACTACATAAGTAGACTAAACAAGTACATGGAGTATGCCTACATGGGTAAGTCCTTAGAAAAAGTTACTAAGCCCGATGGTTCCGAAATATGGGAACTCGTCGAGCTACGCGAACCGCAGCCTGAACCCGAGGTATGCAAAGCTGTGCGTAAACGCAAGCCATCAAAGCCTGCGGAAGAAACCCCTACCACCACTTCTGACTTCTGACTATGGAAGAGCACGTCATCCAGGAAACGCCCGTGGCGAATCCTGACCAGCCCGTGGCTGCAGCCGACACCGCTCCACAGCAACCAGACCCTGCGCTTGCTGTAAAAGCCGAATATGAGACCCAGCTTGCTGCATTAAAAGTGCAGGCAACTGAAGCCGAGGAACGTTTCCAAGGCATCAAATCCAAGCTGGACGATGTTTACAAAAAGCAGGACGACCAGCGCAAACAAACGCTGGAAGACCAAGGCCAATGGAAAGATCTTTGGGAGGAAGCTAACAAAAGCGCCCAAGAAAAAGACACCCAGATCAGCGCACTGGAGCGTCAGCTAGCAGACATGAGGGTTTCCAACGAAGAAGCCACCATGCGTACCAGTGCCTTATCAGCAATCAGCCAAGCCGGTGCCATCAACGCCGAACAAATGCTGCTGCTGGTACAGAACAAACTCCACAAAAAAGACAACGGCGACGTTGTAATTTTGGAGAAAGGTGTCGAACAAGATATTACTAACTTTCTAGGTAATTTAAAGAACCCTGGCTCCGGCTGGGAGCACCAATTCAAGCCCAGCAGTGCTGCTGGCATGGGGGCCAAGCCCACACCAAATTCTATTATTGCCCCTGGAATGCCTAATCCATTTAAGGCCGGTAGTATTAACATAACGAGACAAATGCAACTAAAAGCAGAGGAGCCTGAACTTGCAGCTGTGCTGGAAAGGGAAGCTTCTTTGTAGCCCCGGTGGGGCTTGTCTCACCAAGTCCGTGGCT